GAACGCTGACGGCGGCTCAGGTGCTTACCGGCTTGATTGTTGTCCCTAGCGGCACGCCGGGCACGCAGACGCTGCCTACGGTGGCTTTGCTTGAAGCTGCGCTGCCTAACGTAAAAGTGGACAGCGGGTTTGACCTGAACCTGGTTAATGCGGCGGGCTCTACCGCCACTATAGCGGCCGGCACGGGTTGGACGATTGTGGGCACGGCAACCGCTGCGACTGTCACGTCTGCCGCGTTTCGCGCACGCAAGACCGGCGACGGCTCTTGGACGCTATACCGAATCGCCTAAAAAGCGAATAGGAACGGGGTGGGTAACCACCCCGTTTTCTTTATGCACATCTACCTCAGACACCCTAAACACGGCACCAAAGTCGCTATCGCGGAAGCGGAAGCGGAGGCGGATGAATGCAATGGTTGGGTGCGATATACTCCCGGTGAGCCGGAAGCGCCGGTCAACGAATTAGAGGCTAAGCGCCGCCGCCGACCAGCCGCATAGGAGTTTTTTGCCGTGCAGAGATATGTCAATTTCATCGCCTCGACCACGGGCTCCAACTCGACGCTTCGGGTTCTTAGCCTAGCCACTTGCACGGTATATGTGTCTGGCACAGCGACGCTAGCGACGCTGTATTCCGACAATGGCGTCACGCCGCTGGCAAACCCGTTTCTTTCGACTTCAACCGGCCAGGTGTCGTTTTACGCGGCCAACGGGCTGTACGACCTTGTGGTGGCAAAGACAGGGTTTGAAACGGTAACCATTAACGCCATTGAACTTGACGACCTCCTAGCCCCTTCCGGTAGCAACAGTGTTGGCTATCTTCCGGCGGGCGCCGGCGCGGTAGCAACAACCGTCCAGACCAAGCTGCGCGAAAGCGTAAGCGCTAAAGACTTCGGCGCGGTTGGGGATGGGGTAACGGATGACCGCGCGGCCATGCTTTTGGCGCTTCAGAGCGGCAAGATTGTGGATGGCGGCGGGCTCACCTACGCCATCAACGGCACCATGCAGCCAACGTCGTTTGTGGGCCTGCGTAATGCGAACTTCATCCAGCTGAGCCCGACCACGGCCAGCGTGGCGACGCTGTGGATTTACAACCTGTCCAACTGGTTTATCGATAACTGCCTGTTCAACATGGGCAGTACGCAGAACACCGGAGCCAGCGACGACAGCAGCAAAAATGCACTGCGCGTTACCAACGCCGACGGAACTTATAATGAAAACTTCCGCATCACCAACGTGACGGTGACTGGCAACGGAAGCGGGTCAAGAATTCAGGTGCGGCAGTCGAAACGGTTCGTGATTGACGGCTGCCTAGTCAGAGATTGCGTAGCGGCGTTTAGTCCAGACCCTACCAATGACATTATCAATGGATTCGATATTTCGGATTGCGCCAATTTCACTGTCGCTAATTGCAACGTCAACAGCCTGCAATGCGTTTTGGCGGGCGTGCCTACCAATCGATTTACGCGCGGATTTCTGTTCACTGAAGTTAGGGATTGCTCAATCGTTGGGTGCAACAGCACCAACAACGACCAGTGCTACGACTTCAGCGGCGCCGTAATCACCGGCACGACGCCGGCTTATTACGAGGGCAACCGAAGATTCACGATCAGCGGATGCACCGCAAACAATGCCGGCACCTGGGGTTTCAAATTCGCCAACGTCACGCACGACGGGCTAGTGACTGGCTGCATCGCAAACAATTCAGGCAGCGGCGGGTTTGTCATTAGCGCCCCCGGTGCTTCAACAGTCAATGTTACCTACGCAACTGGCAACATCGACATTGTTGGCTGCAAAGTCGTTAACTGCCTTGGTACCGGAGGCGCTGGCGCAGGTTTCGCGCAGGGTTTCAGAGTGATGGCCGGCAACGTGGCATACGGCACGGCACCTAACACTTTCGACACCTACCCTCGCGGCGTTCGTTTTCGTTCATGCGAAGTGATCGATAACCAAACGGTGCCCACGACTGACAAAGGATTTGCAACTGACGTTACAAAAATTCTGCCGACCACGACTGGCTACAACACCAACCTCGCCAGCACGGCGGTTTCGTGCTCGGTTGGGCCGGGCGTCACAACGCCATTTACCAATATCGGGCCGTCTCTGTGCTATGTGACCGGCAGCGCGGTGCAGTCCATCCCAAACAACGCTTACACAACGCTTAACTGGAACACCAACCAGATTGACAACCAAGGCCTGCACAGCATCAGCGCGAACACGGACAAGATTTACATCAAAGAGGCGGGCACTTATCGTATCAGTGCTCAGTTTTGCTTTGCTGGAAACGCAACTGGTAACCGGCAAGCGCGCATCCAAAAAAACGGTGCGGGGTTGGATCGCACCACTGTCACCCAGCCAAGCAACGCGGCAGGCGTATCATCCACCATGCATTCGTCAGTTTTGAATGCCGCAGTGCCCGGAGACTACTTCAGCGTTGAGGTGTACCAGAACTCCGGCGGCGCACTCGACCACCAAAACAACGAGGCGAACTTCATTGTGCAGAGGGTCGATTGATGTTGCACGAGCTTGACCACCTGCTGATTGCCGTCGTCTTCAAAGGGTAAGCCAATATGACCATCATTGTCCCAGCGGTCCCGTTTACCAGCGAAACCACGGCAGGCGAGCAAATCAATGCCGCGCTACGGTTAATCGGCCAGCTTGCGGAAGGCGAAACGCCGTCCCCAGCCACTTCTCAAGACTCGCTTGCCGCGCTCAATCAGATGATTGATTCATGGAACACTGAGCGGCTTAGCGTCTTCTCAACGCAAGACCAAGTGTTCACTTGGCCGCCCAGTACCATCAGCCGCACGCTGGGGCCGTCTGGTGATTTTGAAGGCAACCGGCCCATCCAGCTTGATGACTCAACGTACATGCGCGACGCCACTACGGGTGTTTCGTTGGGCATCAAAATGATTAATCAGCAGCAGTACGACGGCATTGCGGTCAAGACGGTGACCAGCACCTACCCGCAAGTCGTCTGGATTAACATGACGTACCCCGACATTGAGATGTACGTCTACCCCGTGCCGACACGGGCGCTGGAGTGGCATTTCATTTCGGTGGAAGAACTAACGCGCGCATCAACGCTGTCCACTGTACTGGCGTTTCCGCCAGGCTACTTGCGGGCGTTCAAATACAATCTGGCGTGCGAACTGGCGCCAGAGTTTGGCGTCGAGCCGTCGCCCACTGTGTCGCGCATCGCTATGACCAGCAAACGCAACCTCAAACGTATCAACAGCCCCGGCGACATCATGGGGCTGCCGTACAGCATCGTGGGCACCCGCCAGCGGTTCAACGTGTTTGCCGGTAACTATTGATGAAAACGCCGATTCTGGGGCAGGCATATGTGGCTCGCAGCGTCAACGCTGCGGACAACCGCATGGTCAATCTGTACCCAGAGGCAACACCGGAAAACGGCAAAGACGTTGGGTTCCTCAACCGCGCGCCGGGGCTGCGTTTGTTGGCAACCGTTGGGTCTGGCCCCGTCCGAGGTATGTGGCAGTACGGTGGGTATGGCTATGTGGTGTCCAGCAACACGCTGTACCGCGTGGACGCCGCGTGGAACGCCACGGTATTAGGCACCGTAAGCGGGTCTGGCCCGGTCAGCATGTCCGACAACGGCACGCAGCTGTTCGTTGCGTGCAACCCACTCAGCTACATCTACAACGCCACTACGGGCGTGTTCGCGCAAATTACCGACCCCGACTTTGCTGGCGCGGTAACCGTTGGTTACATCGACGGCTATTTCGTATTCAACCAACCAAACTCCCAAACCATCTGGGTCACGCAACTGCTAGATGGTACGTCGGTGGACCCGTTGGAGTTTGCCAGCGCCGAAGGCTCGCCGGACAATCTAGTTGGGCTTATTGTGGACCACCGAGAGGTATGGCTATTTGGTACCAATTCCGTTGAAGTCTGGTATGACTCCGGGAATGTTAACTTTCCGCTAGAGCGCATTCAAGGCGCGTTCAACGAAATTGGTTGCGCGGCGCCGTATTCCATCGCCAAACTCGACAATGGGCTGTTCTGGCTAGGGTCCGACGCGCGCGGCAATGGCATCGTCTACCGAGCCAACGGCTACACCGGCCAGCGGGTCAGCACGCACGCTATCGAGTTTGCCATCCAAAGCTACGCCAACATCTCAGATGCGTTTGCCTACACCTACCAGCAAGAAGGCCATGCTTTTTATGTGCTGACGTTCCCGACGGGCAACGCGACTTGGGTGTACGACGTAGCCACCGGCCT